ACAAGTTTATCAATTCCTGTTGCTTCTGTAATTTTTGCGATTGTATCGCCTAATCCTTTACTTTTCATTTTTTCTTTTTTATTAGTTCGTAATCTTTATTTATAAAATCTTGGTAGTCTTCACCTACGTTATTTTTAATTCGTTTTTTACAAGTCTTTACAGTGTTAAATATACTTGTTACACTTATGTTAGTCTCACTACTTATTTGCCTTAAACTTTTATTCGTGTTTTTGTAAAGTTCAAATAATTGTTTGTCGTACCAGTGCCAACTATCACATTCAATATCTACGTTATTTAACAAGTCGTTGTATGCTTCGTTTTCTTCTGTGTTGTTTTCTTCTGCTAAATTATATACATCGTCTAAAGGTATAAATTTAATTTTGTTGTTTTTGTTCACGTGCTGAAGGAAAGTATTTTTTAAAGCCAACCACATATAACCTTTACTTATGTTTCCGTCTTTAAATAGTTTTTCTTCGCTACTCCACTTCATTAACATTATGTACGTTTCTTGTACGATATCTTCAGCAAAGAAATACTCGCCAAATTGATTAACCATTTTGACCCATTCGTTGTGATACTTTGCAACTTTAGTTAACCATTCCAATTTTTAATTGTTTAGATATTAAGCAAATGTATGATTAATTTTTCAACAATAACAAAACGAATTTATTAACAATTAGTTGTTTGTAACGAAAAAAAGCGCAAACAATTAAGTCTGCGCCTACGTTTTTAAGTTAAAAATTTTATTTGTTTACAAAGTAATCTATTTTTTTAAGCGTTGAAAGTGAAACGTCTTTGCCTTCTAAAAAGTTTGTAAGCTGGAAAAAATGGAACTTGTTTCCTTTGTCCTGTATTTCTTTTACTATGCTGTTTCGTTTTTTAAACGCTAAAATCTTTTTTAATTCAGTTCGTAACTGTTCGTCTTGTATGTGCATATCAAAACGGTAAATCGTCGTTTACATCCAATGTTTGAATTTGTGGCTCATTATTTTTTATTTGTGGCTCATTCTTTACAAATGGTTCACTAAAACTTGCACTAAAAAATTTAACTCCTTTCGCTGAAGTTTTCATCCATAACGCTACTTCCATATCCTTGCCGTTTACGTTTACTTTACCTTTATAATCAGGATAATTTTCCGCTTTTTTGTTGTCGTTCTTAAAAATTGCACCTGTGTTGTTTCTTGTTTCCATTTTTTATTTGTTTAGTTTATATTCGTGTTTTAATCGCTCCAAGTAAAGAACAAAGTCCATTGCTTCTTCTTGTGCGTGTGTAAGCCATTCTAACGTGGTTAAATCGGTTCGCTCTAACGTTGTTTGGTATTTCTTTATTCCTGCTTCAGAACGTTCTTTAAATTTAGCCATTACGCTTAAAACGTTTTTGTCTTGTATTTGTATGTTCATATTGCCCAAATTATAAATTTTACAAACCCTACTATTGCAAAAATGTAAACTATTAAAGTTAAAATAATTGCTATTGTTTTCTCTTTCATATTGTTTCAATTAAACTGTTAAAATAAATTCTTGCTTCTTCAACCTTGTTTTGTATTTCCCAAATTACTGTTTCATCGCGTTCTATTTTAAAGACTTTTACTTTTGTTTGTTCTGGCAAATGGTCAAAGTTATGTTTTTTTTCTACGTATTCTCTAATTTCTGCGTCTTCGTCAATTTTAAAATGTTTCCAATGTTCGCGTCTAATTTCGTCTTCAACTATTTCTAAAGGTGTATTTACTAAACAATAACAAAGTAGTGCTTCGGTCTTGCCTGTTAGCCACATATAACCCTGTAATTGATAGTAATAATCTTTTGTAGGTATTTCGTCTTCAAAGAACGGAAACGTGTGAGCTTCGTAACTGCATTTAATATCAAGTAAAATTTCATTCGTGTTTACGTCGGGTGTTCCTGTTATCCAATCGTTGTTAAAATGTTCTTCGTTCTTAAAAATAAACCCTAAACCCAAAACATCGTTTACCAAACTAATTGCTTCGTCTTCGCATTGTAAACCTTTGTCCGTGTAACGTGAACTAAACTCTTTTTTAATGCCAAATTTTTCTTCTAAAACAAGTTCTTGGATGTAACTCTTTGCTGTTTTGCTTAATGTTTCAGTCTTGGTGCGTGGAGCGGTCATTAACCGCCCCAATGCTGAACAACGTATTTTCATACTTCTAACGTTTTTAATTGTGCAGGTGTTAAACTAAACTTTGTTGTTAGTTCTTCAACTGTATATTCGCCTTTGCTAATTGCGTCAATAGCTTTTTGAAACCTTGCGTTGTCTATTGTAGACTTTTTAGGTTCGTGTTTTACTTGTTCACCACTTGCGTCTGTGTCTTTGTCCGAAACAATGCCCAAAATTGAACTCAAACAGTAACGACGAAAGTAGGTTGTTCCACTTCCGAAACTTTGGTATAAATTCATTTGTTTTAATTCAACCTGTGGAATCAACGTGCTACTTTCTAAACTTTCACCGCTTTCAATATGAAATAAAATAGTTGCTAAATAGTTTTCGCCATCCTTTGAATTAAGTAATTGTGTAAACCCCAATCCGTGTTTTTTTAGTAATGGGTTTATTACTTCAAAGATTTTCGGCAAGTCTGCGTAGGTATATCCGTAGCCTTGTGTTGCTTTGTGAATAACAGGCACTTCCTGCTGAAATTGTGCTAAACTTTTAAATAAATGTTTCATAGTTAAATAATTTAAGTTAATAATATATGCAAATATAAATAAAGTTATTTAATAAACAACTATTTTTTTAATTTATTTTTGATAAATCGCTAATTAAACAAATCCAAGTGTCGCATTTAAAAGGTTTTATGCGACCCATTTCCCCTTGCTTTTTTAGTTTTGCTACTGATTTCCAATCTTTTTTTCTAATCATTCCTTTACAATAAGCATCGTTTGTTTCTAAATTAATAAACATAAAAGCGTAAAAATCGCAATCTTGTTTTATATTGAAGTTTGGAATATGGCAAGTAAAATATGGTTTAGGTTCATATTTGTATTTCATTGATTGGGTTTTTACATCAATTTTAAAATCGTTTATTATAAAATCGTAATCAAAATTTTGTTCGTCAACAAATTTTACTTCTTTATTTTTATAGTAGTCTATTAAAACAACTTCACCAACTGAACCTAAATAATTTCCTTTTCCTTTTTCTATTGAATTTTTTAATATACCAAACGTATTTCGGTGTTTTGCTTTTTCTAATTGTTCTGGTGTTATTTTAAAATACATTTTAGTTTTTGTTTATAAATTTCTATTAGTTCTTTTAGTTCGTCTTTTGTCCACTTTTTAACATCGTGTGCTTTCGCCTGAAGCTCCATTAATCTTTGCGCTCCTATTCGTTTTTCTATACCTATTTGATAGTTCAACAAGTTACCGCTTAAATAAGTGTTACACGCTTCGCATTGCAAGTGTACGTTGTCTTCGTTAAACCTTACGTTACTGTGTCCACCTTGCGAATAGTAGTGACCTGCGTTTTCTTTTTTACAAGGTTTATTGCACGAAATACAATTAAGTCCAGCGTCACGAACACGAATAAATTTATTAAACACCTGTTGCGCTATTTTTAAATAGTCGTTTGCAGTTTTTAAGTTCTCAACTAATTTTTTTTTCTTCTTGTTCCATTCCTTTAACTTTTGTGTTTCAACCATTGCTTTTATACATTCGTTTTTTAAACAAAACTTTTGTAGTGTGCTGAACGGTGTAAATTCTTCTTTGCAGTTTAAACATTTTTTAGTTCGTGTTTTCAAAGTTCTGCGTTGTTAAATTCTATAATTTTTTTTAAGTCTTTTACTTCCTGTTTTAATTCTAAATTTATGTGTTGTAAATCAAAGTTAATTTGTCTTGTCGCTCTAAATTCTTTTTCTAACGTTTGGTAAACTACCATTGCTTTTTTTATTTCGTGTAAACTTTGTTCCATTGAAGTTATTAAATCTGTTCGGTTTGGATGTTTCGTTTTTATGTCTTCAATGCTGACTTGTAATTTTAAACAAGTGTGGTTTAAGTTTATTCTACTGCTCAATAAGTCAAGTTCCATTTTAAAAAAGTTTTAGTTGTTTCATAGTTGTATATCCGTTTAATACTCGTTCCGTGTTTTTGTCAATAATATCTGCAAATTCTATTTCGCAAAAAGTACCGCAGTCTGGAACTATTGGCGGTTCGTGTTTACCTTCGTTAGGTTTTAAATCTTTTAAAAATTTATTTTTTATGCAAGTCGCTCCAATTTTTTGTTCTAAATTACTCATTTTTTCAAATGTTTCTGGAAAGTGTTTTTTGACGTGGTTCCAATAACCTTTGCCACCTTTAACGCAACCAATACAATTATTGTTATGAAAACCTAACTCATACATTTTAGGTAGTTTAATTCCGTTAATTAACAAAATTTCTGCACATTGACTTTTAGTTATTTTTCTATCAATTAACGGGTACAAAGGTTTAACGTTAGAATATTGTTGACTAAATCTAATTGCTCTATTTATTTCTTTTTTTTCAAATTCAAAACCAAATATTTGTCCGTCAAAATTATTGCTTTTTTCAATTGCAAACCTTACATTTTTTTTTAAATGCAAAGTACAAGGCGCTCCATTAACTCCGTTTACATATTTAATTTTTTCAATTACTTCAAACTGGTCTTTAAATTTTTTTGATTGAATTTTATTTATTTTTTTACCAATCCAATTTTCGCAATCTAAAATAAATCGTTCGTTGTCTTCGTGTGCTGAATTAATAACAATATAAAATAATTCAACGTTGTCTTTTCCGTATTCATCTACTGCAAGTTTACAAGCTACTGCGCTTGTTACTCCACAACTAAACCAAGCGACTTTCATTTTAAAAAGGTTTTAAGTTAATACTATTTGTTGGTCTAAATGCCGAAATTACGTCTTTTCCGTAAACTTTAAAACCTAATCCGTAATTGTATTCGCAATAAACGGGGTCGTTTAATCCTGTATGTTTACCGCCTGTGTCTACGTCTTTTATTTTTTCAGTAGAAACCCAAGTTACAAATTTCATAACATCGTGTTTTATTAGTCTGTGAACTACTATCATATCGTCGCACCTGTTAGTAAATGCTTTGCCACCTTCTACGTGGTCTTTTAACGGTGCTTTTAAATGTCCTTTAAAGTCTCCTTCAGTATAAATATTAGAACTCCTTCCGCTTTCAGTATTTGGATGAGTGTTTATGTAAATTGTCATTCCTGTTTTGTTTACAAATTGTCGTGCTGCGTTCATAAATTGGTAGTTACCTTCGTAAGTCATATTCCTATCAAGACCTGTAAATGGGTCTATTAGTGCAACATCGCATTCGCTTTGTTCAAATATTTTAAATAGTTCTTCGTGTTTATACAGGCGGTCGTTTTTAACAAATGTAAAGTATTGTTCTAAATATGCTGAGTAATTTCTAATTTCATCGTGGGTTAATTGTTTGAAATTTATTCCTGCGTACATCTGTATTAAATCTCGCAAAATTTGCCCGTGTTGATTTTCACCGCTCCAAATTATAAACTTTAATTTGTGCTTTAATGCAAGTGCTAAAAAATACCAATTTATAAAATAAGTTTTTCCTACGTTGTCGTGTCCTAAAATTATGTTTACTTGCTTACGTTTGAATTTTAAATAGTCATCAAGTCCATTTCCAAGTTCTAAACCGTGTTTTATTTTACCGTCTCTGTAGTTCAATAAATAGTCAAGTGCTGAACCGTTAGTTAATATATCCATATTTTCTTGCTTTTATTTCTTCAGGTGAAATACCTTCGGAAGTTGGTTCGTTTTTCTGTAGCCATTTTACTGCCGTTAAATATAAACTTTTATATTTAGTATTTTGCTTGTAATTTTCAATGTCGTTTAGTACATTGTTTATTTGTGTAATTGTATGTTTATCTAATAACTTTTTTACTTCGTCTTCAGTAATAAATAAGTGTTGAAATTCCCTATATATATTTTCTTTATTATTCTTTTCATTCTTGTTAGTGTTCGTTTGCTTTATCGTTTGGTGTTCGTTTGCGTTATCGTTTGCTTGGTACTCTTTATATTTAACTATTGATATTAAAGTAGTTACATTGCTTTTTTGCCTTACTATATTTTTATCATTTTCTAACGAATTTAAAAACCTTTCAACTTTGCCCCTTGACCATTTCCAGCGCTTACTTAAACTATCAATATCGTAACCAACTTGACCTTCTTTTACATCAACACGAATACCACGTTTATAAAAATATCCTTCTTTGTGGTTTGCTAATAATAATAAATCAATCCAAGCGTGTGTCCTATCAAATGGCTCACAGTTGTAAATTGGGTTTTCTAATAAGCACCTGTGTATTTTAATCCAACCTTTCATACTTTAAATTTTTTTAAATGAAAAACCCCTGTTGAATCCGCAGGGTCTCACTTCTGCTTCATTAACAAGGGTTAATAATTTTTTTTGTTCTATTACGTGAGACCGAACCATATTGCAAATTTAATAATTAATTTTAAATAAACACGAATTAAAATAAATTATTTTTTATTCTTAACTGAATTTTACGCAAGTCTTTTAAGTTCTTTGCTTCTTTTATTTCTTTTCGCAAGTCAAGTTCTGGACGTTCTAAACTTAAAAGAAGTTTATAATACTCCGTGTTGTGCTGAAAAAGTTTATTTTTAGTTTCATCTAAATTTTGGTAATTTTTTAAACCGTGTAAAATTGTTGCGTGGTTCATTCTAAATAAACTTCCAATATTTTTTAAAGTGTAACCCTGTTTCCGTAGCGTATTAAATAAATAAACTCGTTTGTGTATTATTTCAACTTTTCGGTTTTTTTGTGCAAGTCCGTCTTGTTCTATTATTTCTTTTATTAGTTCTATCATTGTTTCGTATTTTTATAAGTTTCGTTGTAGTATTGTTCAAATTGCTTTTCCATTAAATTTTGCCAAGCTTTATCTTCATATTCAGTTCTAATACAAGCAAGCTTCATCTGCTCCTTCTCCATTTCTTTGGCTTGTTCAATGTCTTCAATAGTAATAATACTTTTGTTTACATATTGCTCAAATAACCATTCTACTGCTGTTTGTTTCATTTTTCTATTTGTTTAATTTCAATTATAATGTCATCGTTCTTTTGTATTAAGTTTTTAACGTGCTGGAAGTCGTAAGCTTCAACAATTCGTGTTTCCAACTTCATTGGTGCGCCAACATACGCCCAAGTTTTAAATGTTGCTTTGTATCTTTTCATTTCTTTAAATTTAGTTTGTTCGTTTTTTTTAATTCTGCAAATTTCAAGGTATAACCCTAAATCAAATGAACCCCGCCATTGTCTTTG